GACTTTATCACAGGATTGAAGGCACTCTTTGAAGAGCATTACATTGATGTTCCAGATGAGAAGTACGACATCCTTGAGGGTCAAGCTCAAAAGATTGAAGAACTTGAGGGTAAACTCAATGAAACAATCGAAAAGATGACTACTATGAACAAAGAGAAGTCCACACTGGTTCGTGAACAGGTTATCGCAAAAGTTTCAACAGACCTCGCTGAGACTGAAAAGGAAAAGTTTGAGGGATTGGTTGAAGATGTTGAGTTCACAGATGAAGAAACCTTCACTGAAAAACTTAACACCTTGAAGGAAAGTTACTTTCCTAAAACAGTTTCTACCCAAACCATTGAGGAAGAAGTAGATACTGACAACAAAGAAGTTGACGTTAGTGGCGCTATGGCTGCATATATGTCCGCTATCCAGAAGTCGAAACCCTATGGGGCGGAAGCTTTTAACATTGTGAAAAACGAAAAATAATAAATAGTAATAATAAAACATAGGAGAGAACGAAAATGTTCAATTCAGAAAATCTACAGGAAAAGTGGCAGCCAGTACTTGAACATCCAGATTTGCCTGGAATTCAAGATAACTATAAGCGTGCGGTCACTTCTGTCATCTTGGAAAACCAAGAAAAAGCGCTTAGAGAGGACGCTGCATTCTTGTCAGAAGCAGCTCCTGCAAATAACACTGCGTCCGTATCAAACTGGGATCCAATTTTGATTTCATTGGTAAGACGGGCAATGCCTAACTTGATTGCATATGATATCTGTGCAGTTCAGCCAATGACTGGCCCAACTGGACTTATCTTCGCAATGAAGTCTAGAATTAACTCTGCTGGTGGTGACGAAGCACTCTTTGACGAAGCCGATACCGACTTCTCTGGTGCTGGTACACACGCCGGTTCAAACCCTGCTATCTTGAATGACTCCCCTGCTGGAACATTCACATCTGGTACAGGTGACACCACTGCTAACATGGAAGCACAGGGTGACTCTGCAAACAACGCTTTCGCTCAAATGGCATTCACCATTGATAAGGCGACTGTTACTGCAAAGACACGTGCTCTTAAAGCAGAATACACTATGGAACTCGCACAAGACCTTAAAGCAATTCATGGTCTTGACGCAGAAACAGAATTGTCAAACATTCTGTCTTCTGAAATCCTTGCAGAAATCAACAGAGAAGTTGTACGTTCTATCTACAAGGCTGCAAAGCCTGGTGCTCAGACAGACACTACTACTTCTGGTATCTTCGACATGGACACAGATTCAAATGGTCGTTGGTCAGTTGAGAAGTTCAAGGGTCTTATGTTCCAACTTGAGAGAGATGCTAACGTAATCGCTCAACAAACTCGTAGAGGTAAAGGTAATATCGTGATTTGTTCCTCAGACGTTGCGTCTGCGTTCCAAATGGCTGGTATCCTTGATTACACTCCTGCTCTTAACAACAACCTTCAAGTAGACGATGCTGGTAATACTTTTGCTGGTGTATTGAATGGTCGTTACAGAGTGTACATTGACCCATATTCTGCAAATGCTGCTGCAAAACAGTACTTTGTCGTGGGTTACAAAGGTACTTCACCTTACGATGCTGGTGTATTCTACTGCCCATACGTGCCGCTCCAAATGGTTCGTGCAGTTGGTGAGAATACTTTCCAACCAAAGATTGGTTTCAAAACAAGATACGGTCTTGCCCAGAACCCATTCTCAACCTCTGATGCAACAGACGTTACACTTGGTTCAAATGATAACGTCTACTACAGAAGAGTACAAGTGGTCAACCTTATGTAATAATAAGAGTTGGGTCAACCAACCACTTCAAAGGGGAAACTTCGGTTTCCCCTTTTTCTTTTCTGTATAAATAATAGTATGGTACAGATTAACGCACTTTCACGACAACCCACAGAACTAGACTATGCAGACCCAACTAAGTTTAAGTTCAGTATTAACAAACTTCCCAAGGTAGAGTTCTTTACTACCTCATGCAATTTGCCTGGCATAAATCTAGGTGAGGCAATATTCCCAACACCACTTAAACAGATTGCTGTTATGGGTGATGACCTTACATTTGACAATCTTGAAATTGGTTTTGTAGTAGATGCAAAGTTAGAAAATTATATTGAATTGCACAACTGGTTACTTGGATTGGGTTTCCCCAAATCAAGAACTCAATTTTCATCATTTAAAGATGCGAATACAGATGCATTTCCTACACAAGCAGGAAACACTGGTACTGCAACATCGCCCGGCACACCATCTGGTGTACAATCTATGTTTGGTGATGCAACACTTACTATTATGTCTGCAAAGAATAATCCTGTTGTTGAGGTGAGATTTCAAGATGTATATCCTGTTTCAATCGGCGCTCTTGCGTTTGACCAACAGGAAGGTGATATAACTTACTTGACATCGACTGCGACATTCCAGTACAAATTGTATGAGATATTTACATTATAAATAGTTTAAGGATGTGGTTCAATACCCTTGAACAACTACCTAAGACCGTCAAGGTCAATATATCTAACGCAAGGAAGATATGTAATCACATCCCACTTTGATTTGAAGGATATAGTATGGATTTGACAGAACTACAAGAAATGTCCGCTAAGGACTTAAAAATTGATGACCAACAACTGGACATCGAATCTCTTAAAACGCCTGAACTCTACGGCAAATACCTCAAGATATTTACACGTTGGAACTTGTTACTGAAACAAGTAGAATCTAAACACCGCATTCTGTATCGACAGAAATGGGAATACTATGGTGGTAAAGCAGACCCAGAGGTTTACAAAGAAAAACCCCTTGATTTAAAAATACTAAAACAGGATGTACCAATTTATCTTGAAGGTGATGAAGAGTTGATTGAATCTCAACACACAGTAGAATACCATAAAGCAATGTGTGACCATGCAGAGAAGATGTGCAAAATGTTGAACAATCGTGGTTTTCAAATTAAAAATGCGATTGATTGGAAAAGGTTTATGGAAGGTTCACTTTGATAATATCAAAGAAAAATGATGTATATGTAAAGGTTGATACAGAACCAAATATTGCAAGAGAACTGGTAGACTTTTTTACCTTTGAAGTGCCAGGCGCAAGGTTTATGCCTACATACAAAAATCGTGTATGGGATGGAAAGATTCGTTTGTATAATCAAATGACAGGCGAAATTTATTTTGGTCTTGTACCGTATGTAGAGGAGTTTGCAAAACGTAATGATATAAGTATTGAATATGGAGAAGGAGTAAAAGATGAAGGAGAACATAGAGCTGCAGTCTTGGGTGGATTTATTAGAAGAGTGTCACCTAAGTCCAAAGGAAAGAGTTTACAGATTCGTGATTACCAGATGGCCGCATTTACTCATGCAGTCAGAAACAATCGGAGCCTTTCTCTTAGTCCTACTGCTTCAGGCAAGTCACTTATAATTTATTTACTGAGTAGATGGTATGAGTCTAACAGAGTCCTTATACTTGTTCCTACAACATCTCTTGTGGAACAGATGTACTCCGATTTTCTTGATTATGGTTATGTCGAAAGCAAAATGCAAAAGATATATCAAGGTCACTCTAGAGATATTACAAAAGAAGTAACGATATCTACATGGCAGTCTTTATATAAAATGCCCAGAAAATACTTTGAACAATTTGGATGTATTCTTGGAGATGAGGTGCATTTATTCAAAGCTAAATCACTTACAAACATTATGAACAAAATGCATCAAACCCAGTATCGACATGGATTTACTGGTACACTTGATGGTATGCAAACACATAGATTAGTACTAGAAGGTTTGTTTGGTTCTGTAAATAAAGTAACATCAACAAAAGAGTTGATGGATAAAAAAACGCTTGCAAAATTAAATATTAAATGTATAGTATTACAATATCCAGATAAAGATAAAAAATTTATGAAAGACCAAAACTATCAAGATGAGGTAGATTTACTTGTTCGTGATAGTAGAAGAAATAAATTTATTGTGGACTTGACAAAACACCTAAAAGGTAATACATTAGTATTATTTCAATTTGTAGAAAAACACGGAGCTGTCCTACATGATATGATGAAAGACTTAGATAGAAAAGTTTTTTATGTATGGGGTGGAACAGATACACAAACAAGGGAGAATGTTCGTGAAATCACTGAGAAGGAAAAGAGCGCAATCATTGTTGCGTCATACGGCACTTTTTCTACTGGTATTAATATTCGTAACCTTCATAATGTTGTCTTCAGTAGCCCAAGTAAATCACGAATTAGGGTGTTACAATCAATTGGTAGGGGATTGCGACAAGGTACAGATAAATCCACCGCCACTCTTTACGATATAGCTGATGACTTATCTTGGAAATCAAGACAAAACTTTACACTTCGTCATTTCATGGAACGAATAAATATCTATAATGAAGAAGAGTTTGATTATCAAATCAAAAATCTACCAATAGAAAGTTAGATATGGATACTAAAATTTTAAAACTTACAAATGGAGATGAGATTATAACTACTTTGAGTGGAAAAAATGATACTTCAGTTGTCACAGCCCACAATCCATTAAAAATTAATAGTTACCCCAGAGTATCAAAAACTGGAATAGAAGAATCTATGGCTTTATCTCGTTGGGTATCATATGGTGAAAATGATAGTTGTGAAATTATCAAAAATAATATTGTTGCAGTATCAACTGCGTCAGTAGGTATTTCTAAGTTTTATGAATTTTGTGTTTTACGAATGAAAAAGGGAAAAGATGCCCTTCTTGCAGAACAAGAACCCACTCCTCAACAACTAAAGAAACTAGAAGAGGAAATGGATGAAGAGATGATGGATGAATATTTTGACGATTATGATACTAAGAAAACAATACATTAAAACATTACTTTTAAACCCAGCATAGAGAATATAACAGTTTGTCAAGTCAGAGTCAAGTCAAAAATGAAAAAATATTGACTTGACTTTCATTTAGGATTCTGGTATTGTATGTATAACTTTAACAAGGAAAAGGTGAAGTGACTGAAAAAAAGAAAAAACCACATTATGTAAATAACAAAGAGTTTTTACAAGCGATGGTAGAATGGAATGACCGTTGTAAACAGGCGAAAAAAGAGGGTAAACCTCAGCCTCCAATTACAAATTATATCGGAGAGTGTTTTCTAAAGATTGCAAATCACCTATCCTATCGTCCAAATTTTATAAACTATACTTATCGTGAAGAGATGATTAGTGATGGTATTGAGAACTGTCTACAGTATGTACACAATTTTAATCCAGACAAATCAGATAATCCTTTTGCATATTTTACACAAATTATATACTATGCATTTCTTAGACGTATTCAAAAAGAAAAGAAACAAGCTCATGTGAAAAACAAGATTATTGAAAATATGAATGTAGATATGTTTTTGATGCAAGAGGAAAATGGAGAAATACAACAAAATCCCTACACAGATTATTTGCAGAAAAACTATCTTCCAGAAGAAGATGTTTATAAACCCAAGAAAAAGAAAGACAAACCAAAAGGATTAGAATTATTTTATAATGAAGATAGCACTGATAACTGATACCCACTTCGGTGCGAGAAATGATAGTCTACCATTTAACGAATACTTTTACAAGTTTTGGGAAGAGATATTTTTTCCATTAATTGATAAAAAAGGTATTGACACTATCATTCATTTAGGTGATACTATGGACAGACGTAAGTTTGTTTCATATAAGATTGCAAATGATTTTCGCACACGATTCATTCAACCAATTGTAGATAGAAATATTGATACACATATTCTTATTGGTAATCACGATACTTACTATAAAAATACAAATGAGGTAAACTCTCTTGCAGAGCTGGTTGGTAACAAATATAGTAACATAAAGTTCTATGAAGAAAACTGTACAGTAAACTTTGGTAATGTTCCAATCTTTTTCTGTCCTTGGATTAATTCAGAAAACTATGGTTCAACTATGAGAGGTATACAAAGTACAAACGCAGATATTTGTATGGGTCATCTAGAAATTAATGGTTTTGAAATGCACAAGGGTCATTACTCTGAAGCTGGTTATCCTAAAGAAATGTTTAAAAAATTTGATACCGTATTCTCTGGACACTTTCATAAGAAGTCAGATGATGGTCATATCTATTATCTTGGTAACACTTATCAAATGACATGGAGTGATGATAATTGTCCTAAAGGTTTTCATATTTTTGATACTGTAGATAAAACTTTAGAAAGAATTGTAAATCCCTTCACAATATTTGAAAAAATCTATTATGATGATACAAATACAGATTATAGTAAAGTAGATGTATCACAATATAAAGATAAGTTCATAAAACTTGTAGTTGTCAATAAGAAAGACTTGTACCAGTTTGATAGATTTACTGATAGGTTGTTACAAGAACAAACTCATGAAGTAAAAATTGTTGAAGATTTTTCTGAATTAGATGCAGAGAATGTTTCTGATGATATTGCAGAGAATACTCAAGATACAACTACACTTTTAGAAAAATATGTAGATGACCTTGATGTCGATTTGAATAAACAAAGATTGAAAAATACATTAAAATCACTTTACTTAGAAGCGTGTGATTTGGAGATATAATGATTACATTTACAAAGGTTCGTTGGAAGAACTTCCTATCAACTGGAAATTCTTTCACGGAGATTGCACTTGACAAGAATCCATCAACACTAATTATCGGAGAGAATGGTGCTGGTAAGTCCACCATTTTAGATGCATTATGTTTTGGATTATTTAATAAACCATTTCGTCAAATTATCAAATCACAATTACTTA